GGGGTTTCCACCCTGACCTGTAGATTGCATCTGCGCCATCTCATGCATAGGTATGCGAACCAAGGCGCGGCCTGCATATTGGAGGTCTATAATCTCCAGGAGATTTGAGGGTATGACAATCTGACTGAGTGCAACACCAGAGGTGATTGAGTAGGACTGTTGCTTCTCCATAGATGGTATGCGGAGTAAACGCTGTATCCTGGTCATAGCCTGGTCAATGAAGGTATCGGCCAAAGCATCAGTGCAGTCGCTACGGTTCAAAAGAGCAATAAAGTGTGCCCGGATTTGGCCTTTGTTCATTCTGCTATATCCTCTTATCGGTCGTCATGAATGCAGTCAGATCTTGTTCCTGGAGACGCTTGACGATCGCTGCGCCGGTCTCTTCGTAGATATTGAAACCTTCGCGTAACCATTGCTCTGCAACTACGGTTGGTATTGACGCCACACGCATATAGTCACCCTCGAGCCGAGTGGTGCTTTCATTACGGGCATCCTTCAGGTCATCTAGAAAAGCCTGGGAAATGTTCTGGGTGTGTTTCTTGACCAGGTCAAAGCCTTGAGTCAGGAATTCAGTCTGCACACCGTGCAGTTTGGTCTCTTTAGTCATTTAGGGGGGGTATCCTTGGGAGGTTAGGTGAGGACGCCCAGGTCCCCAGGAAAAGGAGAGCAAAAGTCCTGGGAGTTAGGGCGTCCTCGCACGGGCCTTAGGAAAGGCCGGTGATCTTCACACTGTCCGCGAAGTTACTGTGTTTACAGGAATATTCGCCGACCACCATATGGCGATCTGAGTCGCCTTGCTTGGCTAGGAGTGTGCGTGTGAACGGACGCAGTACGCATGTTTTGAACATGGACGGGTCGATCAACAGGGCGTGTGAAGTCTCTAAGTGTCTGTTAAGAACCACTTTATATTCGCCATAGGGCGAGACATAGAGGTCGATCACATTCACAAGGGTCTTACCCTGGGCGACTTCACGGTTGCGACCCGCAGAGGCTGAGAAACCGGCGACGATTTGGGCGTCAGCTGGTTTGATCATGAACACTGACGGATCAGAGCCATTGTTGAACGCTGTTTGACCAGCTTCAAGCAACTTGGCCTCTGTGAGGGCGTCCGTTGCGTTGGCACCGGCGTCAATACCAGTAGAGATCTGGTTGATCAGTGATGCCATTTTACGAGCTACGGAAGACGAACCAGCGACAGCTGCTTGGTCAACACCAACAAGGCTGAACTCCAAATCGCGCTTAATGCTCTTGAGAGTTTTACCAAGTTGCAGTGCGGTTTCCTTGGCTCGGCCATAGGTTTTTACCGCATCAGCAGAACCAGAAATACGGAAGGTTTCTTCCAGGATCTGGGTGTTGTTGGTACGCTCAACGATGTCGATCAGAGTGATATCTGCGGCATCTGCGCCCTCGACCTTAGCGTTAGACGCTGCGGCGCGGAGGCTGTCTTCGAGGAATGAGAACGTCCGTGCGGACACTTTCTCAGTCTTCGTCATTGTCAGCATAGGCGTATCTGTGGGAGTAATATCTGAGAGGATATTGGAAACGTCCTCGGCCTTACCGACCTGAGAATAAGTTGTGTAAACAGTCATTTGAATGGCTCCTTGCCGTTTGACTATGAGTTACAACTTAGCTTTCCCAACGTGATAGGAGCATCTCAGCGATATCATCCATGTCACCATTCCGACTTCTGTTTTCACGGACACGCTGCGCCGCAGCAGATTGCTTACGAGCATTGATGTCCGAGGTAGAAGGTGGTGCCTTCTTCGATCGAAGGACCTTCCCCTTAGCTGTTTTGACATGCATCGCCTTTGCCTTCTTAGTACCGGCAGCAGCTTTGCCCTGGTCATACAGACGGGCCTTGTTAAGGAGAGTGATGACATTGGGGTCAACGTATTGGTCAACCTGTTCTCTTGGGAGACCGACAGAAACAGCATATTCACGGATGTCATTGTACAAGGCATTTCCCCAATCCGGGATAGTCTCTTGGAGCGTTTTGATACACTCCTGAGCCATTTCCTGGCGCTGGGCTGCCTGCTTTTGTTGCACTTCCTGGTAGAAAGAGTTGGACTCCTCCTTCAGGAACTTGAGTTCCGCTTCAGCTTCTGAGGCTTCCCGGCGTAGTGCGGAGAAATCCTCAACCGACATAGTCCTGGACGCAACGAGCATGTCGAGGTCCTGGTAGGGCTTATATCGGGTTTCTGCTCGTTCTAAGAGCTTCTGATAACTGAGATCCGTCCGTTGTAAGGCATCGTCTGCCTCTTTACGTTTGGATGCTAAGTCTTGAGACTTTCGAGTTAAAGATGCTTCCTGACCATAGAGACGCTTCAGATCCTTCAAGGATGCCTGTTTGGTTTCTCCATCGACTTGGATGTCAACAAGACTGTCGTCCGACAGTTCAGCTCCGTCAGCCTCGCCATCATCGTCTTCATCGACTTCTTCATCGTCTGGTTCACCTTCATCAGGGTCCTCATCCGTTTCTTCGTCTTCCTCTTGGTCTTCATTTTCATCTTCTTCATACTCAGCTTCGGAACCATCTGTCTCTTCTACAGGTTCGTCAGCTGTCGCCTCTATTTCCTCATCGTCAGATGGGCTTGCGCCGTCTGTCCAGCGGTCTAGGATGGCTTCTGCTGCTTCATCGACATCGTCGTAGGCAGCGAAAGAAGTAGCTTCATTTTGGACGTTATTCATGGTCCAGCTCCTCTTGGCGGGTGTCGCCTTTCGCAAGTATCTCATCTTTGATGGACACCTGTTGTTTCAGTGTCTCAACCACGTCCACCAGTGCGCGATAGTGGTTGTACGCTACATCTCGGTCTGAGCCCTGGTCGGGCTTAGTGTTAACGAAAGTCTGGAATGATCGCTCGACCAGGCTATTGACTACCTGGTTGAACGCAGGTTGAGACAAGACGGCCTCAGCCGCCTCGCCAGTTTCAACGAGTTGCTCTTCTTCGTTCATGGTTGCTCTCTTTAAGATTGGCTAAGTTAGCCGGTTGGTGATGCGATACCTCTGACATCATCAGCGTTCCTTAGGATCTCAAGCTCGGCCATATCGGTCATACGCTTGTGCTCCAGCTGCGCCTCTTTCAGATCGGTCGCATCAGATTGTATTGCGAAGCCTCGTTCAGCCTTGGTCGCTTCAAGTTCAAGTTTGAGTTGTGCGATTTGTGCGTCCATTTGCTGCTTGAGCTCCGCAATCTGGGTTTGTCTCTCCTGAAGTTCCAGCTGTTTCTGCTGCATCTGCATCGCCATCTCCTGGGCCTGGTCAGGCTGAGGTGGTGGGAGTTGATCAGGGGGAGTCAGGTAGTCCGCGACATTCTTGATGCCGTTGTTCTCCATGACATGAGACATTAACTTATATTGGTTCTGAGGTTGATACATCGTGGACAGAACAGGGTCCTGTGACATCAAACCATGTAGTGCCAGGTATTTCTGGGCTTCTTCAATCTGCTCACCATAACCGAGGTGCATCTCAACAACCACGTCACGTTTTGATCCCCATTCCGCCGGGGAGATTTGGACATAGTTGCCTGCAAGCTCGACGATCTTCTCTTCCGTCTCATGCTCGATGACCAACTTATAGATCATCTGATACAGAGGCTTCAGGAAGTTATTTGCAAAGTTACGAGCGATAATCTTCTGCCGCTGCTGCGACATAGTTGCCAGCTGTTCAACCATTGCGGCTGAGTTTTGCTTGCTGATGGCATCTTTGTTAAGGCCCTGGCTAAGGCGGGAGACGCCTGTGGTGTCTTCTTTGTCGTCATCCAACATGGCCAACGTCTGGAACACAAACGGGTTCAAAGACGCCTGGGGCATAGGCATGATCGCATCTGGGCGTGACACATTCACAATGCCACCAACGCGGTTGTCAATCAGTTCACGCGGGTTGGTAAGACCACCTTTGACAACCATATAACGCGGGTTGTTGGTGATCATTGTGTGATCGAGGATCGACCGGGTCAGTACAGTCCGGGCATTCTGGATTGGGATAACCTTCGATGCGAAGTTGTTACCAAAGAATGCGTGAGGAATAGGAAGTGGGACAAAGGCCACAAAGGGGCGCATCGTTGTAGCTTCCATCTCCAGGATCACGTTGCCTGCTTTGACAACCCGGTAAAGCTCGGCAACGCCGGTGGCCTCTGGGTCCATCATGATATAGCACTCATAGACAGTCACAGTGCGTACTTGGTCCTGGTAACCGATGTTTGAGAACCCACGGCTAGTGCCTACTTCTTCATGGCGTGAAAGGACCTCACCGTCTGTGTCCAGGTCTACATCTGAGTGGTCACCAATGTTCTCGATCTTCTTCTCATCGTACCCCATCTCACGGAGCTCTGAGATTGTTTTGTTAGTACGGTGTGCGCAGAAGTTTACGCTTTCAAGATCCTTACTTTGGGCCTCGATGATAAACTCTTCTGGGCTGATACTCTCGATGCAAATCTTCGATGCATCTGAGGTCACCCGTAGCTCTCCCGAGTATAGACCTGCCACGTCCTCAGTAATCTCTTCGATCTCGACGTTATCCTGGATCAGGATTTCGTCTAGCTCTTCCTCAGTGAGGTCACTGACCTCCTCGATGTGGCTTTCTTCACCATAGTAGTAGAAGACTTTGGCGATACCCGCCCGAGCTATCAGGCCATCGTGGATGACTGTCTGCATGATCTCGAATAGGTTGTTTTGACGGTTTGCAACGTAGTCACAATACTCAGTGGCTATCTCAGCAATAGGCTGGTCATCTGCATTCTGAGGCGCAAATCGAACGGTCTTGAAGCCTGTAGAGAATGTCTCCAGCAAAGCAGCTTTCATGCTCTCTACTGTATCGTAGACATCCATCGAAACATATTTGGAGTTCCCATCGTGGGCTGGCTTTGGGAGGACTGCATTATAATAATCCATGACGCGCTTACGCTCACGCGATAACTGGCTGTCGTAATAGCCTACGCTGCGGCGAATATTGTCATCCAGGAGGGCAACAATGTTGTCGTCTTCTAGTTTCTTATAATCTTTCTTATTCATGATTAAACCATTTCGATATAGTAAGCGTCAGACGCTTCAATTGGTTCCCAGGCACCCTCATGGATGTGGTTAGCGAGTGCAAGAGACATGACAGTGTCGTCAAAGCAGCCACCCTCCGCCTCCATGCCGCCCGTAGGGGTGACAATGTAGGTTAACATCTCACGGATTGTGGTCTTATCGTTTAGCTCGATCTCTCCCTCGCGGACGTTTGCCCGGAGTTCATCGATGATCAGTGG